GATGCTCGACTGGGACCTGCCGTTTGCGGCACAGGGTGGTGTCGGCAAGGCGGCGCACGAGATCAGCCGGGATCTGCTCGCGAAAGCCTATCAGAAATCGGGCGGGTCGGCGGAATTTGCAGAAGAGCTGATGAAGGAGGGTGGCGGTCTGGGCAAGCCGTTCTCACCAGATATGACACCAGGCGATGCCATTCTGTGGGCGCAGGCTGTAGGGGTTGCCCCGGCAGATGTCTCTAAAGCCCTGCACGCTGCAGGCATCCCCGGACTGAAGTATTCCGACGCTGCCGTGGCGGGCGGTCCAGCCAAACAAAACTACGTCGTGTTCAACGCCGACACCATCGACATTCTGCGCAAGTATGGCATCGCCGGATTAGGCATCGGCCTCGGCGCAGCAGCCACCCAAGGCGAATAACCTTCCGGGCCGGGACGTACCCACTCTTCCACGGGGAGTGGCGACGTTGGCAGGCGTGTGGTCACCGAGCGCTCCGGTTCGCCGGTTCGGTGACGGAAAACCACAGTGACAATCCGATGAGCGAAACACAGCAACAGCAAGCTACCGACGAGCGCGTCCCGCAGTCGCAGCACGTCCTGCAGAACGAGGAGAACGAGGACGCCACCGTTCCGCTGCAACAGCCGCCGCAACCGGAAGCGCCGGCCGAGAGCGAGGCCAAGCCCGACGAGCCGGAGGTCGATGAGCGCGAGGAGCTGCTGCGCAAAGAGCGCCGCGCCCACGCCAACCGCGTCGGCCAGATCGTCAAGCAACGCTACGCCGAGAAAGCCCGCGCCGATGCGCTGGAGCAGAGGCTGCGCGAGATCGAGCAGCGCCAGGCGCAGTATGACGGCAGCCCGCAGCCGGCGCCGACGCAGGAGGACATCGACCGGCTGATCGACCAGCGCGCCGCCGAGAAACTCGCCATCCAGCAGCACAACGCCCGCGTCGAGGAATGGGACAAGGCGGGCAAGGAATCCTTCGGCGAGGACAAGTTCAAAGCGGCCTGCGAGACCGTCGCCAATATGTCGTCCGCCGAGCAGCGCCGCATGCTGCTGGCCATCGCGCTGGACGTGGAGGGCGGCCAGCGGGCGATCATCGAGATGGCGGATGATCCCGAGGAGGCCGAGCGCATCCTGGCGATGCCGCCGCACCGTATGGCGCTGGCTCTGACAAAGCTGGGCGCCACACCGACACCGGAGCCAAAGCCGGTGTCGAAACTACCGCCGCCGATCCGCCCGCCCTCAGGGGGACGCGCGCGCGGCCAACCCGATCCGGAAAAGGGATCGTGGGATGAGTACAAGCGCTGGTCATCAGAGACGAACTGGCGCCGCTAATAACGTGCCGGCCGACTTGGCGCGGTTACGCCATGCATCCGCGACAGCGGACCTCCGACTGAGCGCGTAGATCGCTCTGTGACGGGCGGGAGCAATCCTGCCCGTCCTCAGGTGCCACCTGAGACCCGACTGGAAGCGGCTTCTTCCTGTGCGCCGAAGAACCCCTCCGGGGTGACGGCCTGCCTCCGAAACGAAGGGATCAGGAATGAGCCACAGTGCCCAATACCATCATCACGCCTACGCTCGTCGTAAGGCGCGCTATCGAACTGTTCAGAAACTCCAACGCCTTCCTCCAGATGGTGGATCGCCAATGGCAGGACGAATTTGGCGGGCCTAGCGTCGCCGGACAGAAGCCGGGCAGCACCATCCAGATCCGCCTGCCGAATGACTACGTAGCGCGCAGCGGACCCACCGCAGTTCCACAATCCACCGTTGAAAGCACGACCGCACTGACGGTCGCGACACAGACCGGCGTCGATATCGCGTTCTCGATGGCCGAACGCACGATGTCGATCCAGGACTACGACGTGCGTGTTATCCAGCCGGCGGTGAATGCGCTGGTCGGCAACATCGCTTCCAACATCATGACCGGCGCCGAGGCGATCCCCAACCTCGTGCATAACGTCGATGGGAGCAACAACACACTCACGCCGACGCTGACCACCTGGGCGACCGCGGGCGCGCTGCTCGACAAGCTCAGCACACCACGCAGCCAGCGCCGCGTCGTGCTCGACCCGATCACCATGGCGCGCACGGTCAACTCGTTCAGCGGGCTGTTCAACCAGCAGTCCAAGATCGGCCAGCAGTACGAAACGGCGATGATCAAGACCGACGTGCTGGGCATGGACTGGGCGCAGGACCCAACGGTGCTCACCCACACCACGGGCGCTTACGGCGCGCTCGGCACCGTGTCGGGTGCCAGCCAGACCGGCAGCACGATCACCACGAGCGCACTCGCCGGGCCGCTGAAGAAGGGCGATATCATCACCTTCCCCGGCGCCTTCGCGGTCAACCGCGTGACCAAGACCACGACGGGGCAACTGGCGCAGTTCGCGGTGACGGCGGATGTCGCGGGCGGTGCCACCTCGATCCCGATCTACCCGGCGCTGATCCCGGCCAGCGGCGGCAATCCCGTCGCCTATCAGACGGTCACCGCCTCGCCCACCGCCGGCGGCACCATCGTCTGCCTGACCAACGCGTCCGAGACCTACCGCAACAACTTCATCTTCCATCCGCTCGCCGTCACCCTGGCGATTGTGCCGATGGAGATGCCAACCCGCGGCGTGGTCGAGAGCTACCGCGAGAGTCAGGACGGCGTGAGCATCCGTCTGATCAGTTTCTACGACGGCATCAACGACCAGATGATAACCCGCCTGGATGTGTTGTACGGCTGGAAGTGGGTCCGCCCGGAATGGGCCTGTAGGGTGCCAGATATCCTCTGATCGTTGTTGATGGATACAGGAGAAACCAATGTCAGATACGACACGNAANGACCACGCGGCGGACGAGCGGGAGCGGCAGCGCCAGGCGGCGCACCAGACCTCACAGCCGGCACCACAAGCCGCCACCGACGATGAGATCATGAAAATCCGCAAAGCGGCCGGCGCCATCGCCGAGGTGATCGAGCCGGTGCAGCGCGTCAGGCAGGAAAGGACCAACTGATGGCCAACAACACGGAGCACGAAGAGCAGCGCAAGCGCGAGGAACAGCAACAGCGCCAGCAGCAGGAGCGCGACCGCCAGCAGCGCGAGCAGGAGGCGGGGCCGGGCGGCGTCCTGCCGCAACCCAAGCCGGGCGACAAGGTGGCGAACCCGGCACATCCTGAGGCGCCCACCGAGGTGCCGCCGGACTATCCGAACGCCGCCGACGTGTTCGGCGAAGGAGCGCCGGGCGCACCCACCGCCTACCCGAAGGTGAAGTTCCACCCGATCTATGGCGGGGTGCGCGTCAGCGATGCCGCCGAGGAGGGCCTGCTGCAACCGCCTTATGCGTGGTTCGATACCGCGGAACTCGCTGACATGGCGCGCACCTACACCGAAGCCGAGCAGGTGCGGACGCATAACCAGCTCCGCAAGCTGAAGGAACTGGAGGACGCCGGCCTGCCGGTCGTGAGCAGCAGCGTGCAGGCCGAGGAGGCTGTGCGCCGCGGCATGGCAGAGCCGCTGTAATGAAGGCCGTGTTGTCCCGAGCGGGATAAATCGGGGCAACTTCTTTATCTCTGGTGTGGGCCAGACTATTATGACTTATGAACAAAGCAGAGAAGTCGGCCCACAACCGTGCATACCGCATCGCCAACAAGGAGCGGATAGAAGCCAACCGAGCAGCCCGTAGGGCCGGCGTCGGAGATGCCATCAGGCGATGCTCGGTACCGGGTTGCGGCCGGATCTACGACGCGAACGGGCTGTGCGCTCGTCACTATATGCGGGCCAGGCGTAATGGCGACCCGCTCCTGATCCTTCAGGAGCAGATTCACGACAAGACACCAGCAGAGAAGGTGCGGATGTTCACAAAACGCAGTAGCGGCTGCTGGACGTGGACTGCCAACAAGAACCTAAAGGGTTATGGTCTGATCAGTGCGAACGGGCGGAGATATTTGGCACATCGGCTAGCCTACGAACTGGAATGCGGGCCAATTCCGGAGGGCGCGAGTGTCCTGCATCGGTGCGACAATCCAGCCTGCGTGCGGCCGTCTCATCTATGGTTGGGCACAATCGCTGAAAACAACGCGGACATGGCTGCCAAAGGTCGAGCGCGCAACACGCCACGTAGTGGGGCGGCGAACGGCTTGGCCAAACTGACCGATGATGTCGTGAGAGAGATTAGAAACAGCACAGACTATCTGTGGGTCTTGGCCAATCGGTATGGGGTAACCGAAAGCACGGTTAGCTCGGTGCGGACTGGTAAGACCTGGAGGCACGTTAAATGATCCGAACCTGTGTGGATCTCCTGACAAGCGTCCTGAAGACTGCATCAATAACCGGAGTGGGCCAGACGCCACTCGCCGAGGACATCACCACCGCCTTCGAGTATTTGGTGGAGATGATCGGCATCTGGCAGCGCGAGCGTTTCCTGGCATGGCGGCTGACCGAGCAGATCATCCCGAGCACGGGCGCGCAGTCCTACGCGATGCTGGACCGCCCGCCACGGCTCGACAGCGCCTATGCGCG